GGCCGTCATCCTCGACGGGCTGCATCTCAATCTCGACTTCTCTTTGATCATTCGCAGCTTCCGCCTCGATGATCTGCTCTTGCCTGACATTGGCAGGCCGTCCTCTTTTCTTTTGTTGGTTCATAGGTCGTTTGGTTAAGCTGCCACCATCAGCAGCGTTAGAATGATCGCGCCGATGATCAGCAGCATCGCGCATCCTGAGCAGCCGCAGCATCCTGCCGTTCGGCGCTCTTGATAATTCTCGCAATGGATCACCCTAGCAGGGATCCTTTTAGCGATTTGTTTTCTCCGGCCTTCTTTATTTGGTTTCATCTTGCTTTCTCTTGTCAAACGCCACCCAGTATCCTCTGCGTCCATCCATGATGAGTTGCAGCCTGATGTGGGACTTCTCCACTGATAGCTGAAACTGCAACTGCCGCAGGAACTGATGCACCTGGCTACCCGTGGCCATGTCGAGCAGCGCCATAAGCTCTTCGGCCACCAGCCTGCCTCGGCCCATGGCAAACCGCAGGAAGGCCACGCGTCGAGCATTGCGAACGTGACACCGCCTCCCGTGAACGTGAACCTCCCCACCGTTGATCGGCAGCATCACCGGACCTTGCCACCCGTCGAGGATCGCATCGTCCAGATCGGTGTGGAAGGTCTTGTCGGTCATGCTTGGGATTCGCAAACAAGTTTTTGTGGCTAACGCGTGTTCTGCTAAAGGCGGGAATTTCTTTCCGAGATGATCGCCAGATCGACGATGCCCTCAAGGTGTCTGGATTGGCTGGAGTTTCCGAGCTTTTCAATCGCCGCCTCCGCAATCCACTTGATCGCGACGTTTGCTTTCCCGACTACCTCAATGTCTGGAGCCTCGACGACGAGTTCGGCGAATTTTCGCCAGTCTTTTGAAATTACCGCGCCGGAGATTCTGGCGATCATGTCGGCGTCGTCCTCGTTGATTTCGCCTGGAAGGAAAGAATTAGGGGTATCGAGAAACGCAAGAACATCGACGGCGCTTCCACCCTTTCCAATGATTCGGCGAATGGTCCCGAGATCCTGCTTTAAAAGCTCGACTTGGATGCTCTGTAAAACAGCGTCATTCTCAGCCTTTATTCTCCTGACTCGCTCAAGTCCTAGCTCTTTTTTCAGTTCTTCTTCAGTCATAATTCAACAGGGTTTGGTCTTTCGTGTAACAGGGTTCAATCTGAAATTCGGGCCGCAGAACCATGCACGGATGGCAAGGCGATTTCATCGCCTGCCATCGTTGCGGTGTTCGGCAGAATGATCCTTTGCCACGTGTGACCCTCAAGTTCAGACACGGTGCGCCAGAAACCATGCCAGAACACGCAAAGCTCCTTGCGATACGCAAGGGTAGTCACAAAATGAATCCACGGGTCTTCCCCGTCGAAGCTTAGCCACCATCCCTCGACAGTCGGCCCCGACACCCAAAAATCCGAACAAGGGGATTGGGTTTTGCCAAGAAAAACACCCTCGTTTTCCTTGGCTAAAATCTGTCTGCATTCAGGGCAGGCCGTAACCCAGTCGTAAACCAGTAGCGTATTGCATTCAAGCATCACCCCGCAAACCGTTTGACCATTGACTACAGCGTGAGAATTACGGTCAGACCTGCTCCATCCTCGCCACTCCAACGCCGCCATTTTGTCATTAAGAGACGTGCTTAGATTTGATTTCATCTTCAGTTTCTAGGTTGAGATCACCGGAAATTTTCCCGACCCTGTGGCCCGATCCGTTGACCACCCAAAAGGAGAGGATGCGGGTTCCGTCGGGAAGATTGACGATTGGCTGCTTTACGAGTTTTGTCTTGTTGCTCATGCCCTATTATACTCATTGAGTAATTGAGCGCAACACTTATTTTCCTCATTGAGTATTTTTATTTCCGGTTTATCCTCCAGAATGACTTGGCAACAGTGTTTAGACCTCGGCCCGGCCCTATTGAGTCGGCATCTCGGATGCAGGGTTTCCACCGCATCGAACTGGATCAGGCGCTCCGGCCCTCCAGAGTGGCAGCGTCCTATTTTTGCAGCGTTCATCAGTCGTAAAATCGAAGCCGAACAAAACGAGGCAGGTAAGGGCTAACGCCCTACCTGCGTTGTGGTGTTTGCGGAGAGATCAATAATCTGATTCTCGCCCGGGTGATTTGTCTCAAAGGCAGTTGGATTCCGCTCCATGCACTCGATCATTTGCCACGCCTCAAACCGAGCTTGGTCCTCAGTCCAAAAACTTATAGCGCCGATCAACCGTCCTCCGTTGGTATATTCCAGCGTCGGATGCCATCCGCCAGCCTTGCGTGTAGCGGTTCCTTTTTGTGGGTTATTGTTCATAGTATTCTCTGGTGTTTAGTTCGCAAATACCGTTAATCAAAAAGGGATTGAAGAGTCATCCTCAATGGAAACAATCACGGAGCTTTCCTGTCTGGTTGGCGACGGCGTTGGCGACTTGGTCCCGACCTCCTTCCAGTTGCCAATGATCGGCCCTTTCTCTCCTGCCATGCGGCGCTCCTTGCCCAAGTCTTGGACAATAAAACCGTCTCCATATTCAGATGGTTTTTCAATTATTGTTATATCACAATAAACCCCTTTAGTTCCCTTGAAAAAAGCAGATTTGTCTAATTTTGTTACATCTATCTTTGCTGAGATCATAATAATAAGAATTGGTGATTCTGTGGAATAGTTTTGTTTTTCTTTAAATTTTCAAGCGCAAAAAGCGGCTGGAGGTTAGTGTAGTGGAAGCAACGTTTTTGTTGGTTTGGATCTGATAAATCAAAAGAAGCGCAAGGCATAATATGATCAACGTGCCAAACGGATCCGTGGTTTTCCCAATTCATGCCGCGCTTGAACATTGACTGCAAATACAGCTTTAATTCCTCTCCGCTGCATCCTAGCAAATCAATTGTCTTTACGCATTTTTTAGTTTTTAAGGCTGTGTAAATTCGATTTCTGCAGTTTACAACCAATCGGTGTGAGAGGTTGGTTTTGTACTTTATGGCTGCTTTTTCATTGTTTGCTTCTTTGTTTTTTTGTTTCCAATCTTTTAACCTTTGATTAATTGCCTCTCTGTTTCTTTCGCGATACCGAGCCTGTAATAAGCGTTGATTTTCTTTGGTCCTTTTTGCCTTCAACACAAAATGCTCAACCGATTTGCGATTTGATTCATTTCTTTTGTCATTTTTGATCTTCAGCCGAAGAGCATTTTTCTCGGCCCAGTTCTTCCAATAGGCGCGTTTTTTTTCTTGGCCTTCTGGAGTTTGCTCTCGCAGCTTCCGTCTTTCTTTGCGACTTAGATCTTCCGCCCTTTCTTCCAATTTCGGAAAAATATCTTTTGAGTTCATCTTCCATATATTAACGAAGCGGGTTCGGTAGTCAAATGAACCACAGCAGTTTGTTCGGCTGTTCTCATTTTTGTTTGGGGTAAAAAGTCGTTGTCGGTTTGTTGAATCCAAATTCCAAAGCTCCAAGTCTGCCACCGCGACACTTGGCCACGATCAGCTCGACATCGACAGCATCCTCGTCGGCCTCAGATTCCTGCGGGTTGAGTAGGAGGATCACGTTCGCATCCTGCTCGATTGCCCCAGAGTCTCGCAAATCGGAAACGACGGGCTTCCTGCCTTCTCGCCTTTCACTGGATCGGTTGAGCTGTGCCAATGCCACAATTGTGATGCCAAGCTCTTTAGCCAGTTGCTTAAACCCATCAGACAATCGGCGAACGGCATCTTCTCGATTGCGGCTCCCGTCTGGCTCTTTGATCAATTGCAGGTAATCGACAAATATCACTTTGACCGCCTCCTCTTTGACGAGTCTACGCGCCCCAACTTGGATGTCAACCAAGCGCATGTCTGCACGGTCGTCTACCCATAGCGGCCACGCGGTGGATTGCTCTAGTGCCGATGTGATCTTTCCAAAGTCCATTCGGTCCAGTTTCCCGCTCGCGAGTTTCAGCGAGTCGATTTTGCTTTGGCCTGAGATTGCCCGAATCGCCAGCTCCTCGGCGAACATCTCAGCGGAAAAGATGGCTGTGGCGTGATCGGCCTCGACGAGGTGGCGCACCATGCACATCAGGAGGGCGGTCTTGCCAGCACCAGGTCGAGCGGCGACAACCCACAATTGGCCGGGTTGATAGCCATTTGTTGCGGAGTCGAGGCATGGATAGCCCGTGGACAGGCCGGGGATCCTTCCACCGGCACTTCTGGCATCGTCGATCTGCTGAAGCGTTTTACCCAAAACGTCGTTCCATCGCCTTGCCCTCGATTGGCTGGATGACCGAAGGAGTCCTTGGATGATTGAGTCTGCCCTCTGGACCAGACCATCAACGTCCTTCCCCATGTCGCAGGCATCTGCGGCTAGCGAATGGCACTCCCTTGCGATTCTGCGGCGTTTTGAGGCGTTCTCGGCGGTCTTGAGGTATCCGGCCAGCATTTTGGGGCTGGGGACGTCTGAGAGCAATTCTGAGAGCATTACGGCCCCGCCCACGGCGTCGAGGTCGTCGCTCGCCCTGAGAGACGATGTGAGCGTGACGAGATCCAATCCCCCGGCGCTGAGCTTGGCCGATAGCATGGCACTCCAGATGAGGCGGTGATGCGGCAGGTAGAAAAGATCGGCTCCCGATGAATGCGCGGCGACCTTGTCGTAGCAGTCTGGCCATTGCAACGCGCAGGACAGGACAGCCCTCTCTGCGTCTGGATCGGATGGGTAGTTCGCGCTCATGCCTGGTTGATGTGCATCGCGATCTGTCCGCGTTGGGTTGGTGTAATGGCTTCCCACGCCATTCCGGCAAAGCTCTGCTCGTAAAGCTCCTCGGCTGTTTGCTGCCAGTTGGCCGGGGCGGTGGCGAGCTTGGGCTTTGTTTCTTGGCCTTGCTGGTTCTGCTCGCCCTTTGGAGCCGGGAAGATGCCTTGATAGTTCATAGCCATCGAATGCCTCACTGCTTGGTCAAGCTCGGCATCGGTCATGTTGTCGAGACTGCTCAATAGCTGCTCCCATCCGGTGGGCTTGTAGCTTTGACCCTTTTCTGCCTTGTGCTTTGCCCAGAGGAGGAAAGTCTGTTTCCGATTCTCAGAAAATGAATCTGGGAAAGAAAGAGGCGACTTGTTCGCCGATGCGGCTTTGCCGCTCTTATTTTCTTTTGTATCTGCTTCTGCTTCTGCTTCTGCTTTGTCGGTCTGAGGCGTTACGGTAGCGTTACGGTGCGTTACGGAGGCGTTACTATGCGTTACGGGGGCGTTACGCTCGCGGTGGCGTCGTTGCCGCTCAGCATTGGCCTCCTTGGCCTCGGCCAAACTTGCCATCCTGCGGTATTTGGCGTGGTTCAAAAGCTCCCAGCCCCCGTCAATCTTGGCAATTCGCCGCCCGTCATTATCAGGAGTTCGCGAGTAAGGGTCAGGCCCAAGGAACTTGGCGATGGCCATTTCGGCGTCACTGATGCTAACCGCCGCCAATCTGGCCAGCCCAGGTATGGATGCCTGCACCTCGCCATTTTGGTCCGCAATCGCCAGCATCGTGATCCAGACGATCCGCGTCTTGTCATCTTCGGTCCAGATCGTGGAAGTTACGATGGAGTTAAAAAGCTTAGTGTAATTTGGCATAACGTTACTGTAACGGTGAAGCGTTACGGAAAGGCTCAACAAAACGAGAGTGGATGGCAACGCCAATCTTTTAATCAATCCTCTACTTTAGCGAGGCGGTAAAAATAGGCCCATCGGCCTGTTTTTGGCATTGCTACACGCTCGCGCCGAATGGTAACCGGGGCCGAATGTATTGCCAGCAATCCAGCAAGCGCACTGAGCGTGACTTGAGCGCAGGAAGGGACCATATTGCTGGTCGCTTGAATCTCCCCGAGATGCAGTGGTCGAGGGCTTTGTGCAAGCTCTGTCAAAAGCTCCAGGTGGGTTTTGCAAACTCTGGGCCATGCGTCAGCATTGCCGTAAGCCGCTTCAATCCGAGAGATGGAAAGCGACAAGTCTTTGATAAAAGAATTGTTCATCGCGGCCTCCTCCATGCTACGATTTCAGCATCGTGATTTTCCGGCAGCACTTCCCACATCGAAAAGAATCCGCCAGGCAATCCCCAAAAATAAGCAGGGAAGGCTGAGAACGTTTCCCCATTTCGCAATTGCACTTCAACCCGTTCGTTTTCCTCGACCGGCAAGCGATCACCTGGCTCATGGGTAATCCAGCCTTCGGGATCAATTTCATTATAAACCGCTTCAAGCTTTTGCATTTGCCTTAGAGCTTCAGCTGCGAATTGAATCGCCGCGACAATTTCCTTCGGTCCCGGCATTGTGGATTGGCCATGGCCGTTCATCCATGCGTTGTATGCTTCTAGTTTTTGTATCGCTTCTTTTGTTGTCATCTATTGTATCGGGTTATTGTTTAAGAACTCCGTCGATCATTGCAACCGCAGTCAGGATCGCGAAGAGGATGAAAAGTGAAAGTTCCGTCATGCGTCCAGTTTCAGTTTAAAGATCAACGAGTTCACGGCCTCACGCTCAGTCTCACCGCACTGGGTCTCAACATCACCAAACCAGTCAATGCTGGCTTCCCAATATGAGTCTGCCATGTCGAAAACATAGAACGTCGTGATGCCCATTTGCGCGGCGTCTCGTTTCCATTGCGGGACTTCATCCGGCATTTCGAGGAAGTCGGAAACGCTCATTTCGCCCTCCCCTCTTCAAACTTGCTCCATTCCGCCATAACCCTGACCTCAGTCAATTCTGCGATGGCTCGATCTTTCTCATCCCTCTGCTCGCCCATTTCGAGGGCAAAGTAGAAGGCGAGTCCGTAGCCAAGTCCGGTGACGAGGCAGAGTAATGCGATTGCGTAGTCTTTCATGATATGTCGATTTCTTTAAGTTCGTATTTTCCGTTTTTGTTTTTGCGCCAACCATGAACCAGCAAGATCCATCCGGCTTTTCTCAGATGCTCCAACGCATCCGACTCTGTCATTTTGTTGATTCGGCTTTTCGTATTGCTCCAGCTAGTTGATTGAACCGCAACCGTCTCACCGTCGCGGATCGCGAGGATGTCGATGATCCCGAAGAGATCGTGGCGGGGTTTGGTGAAAGCATTCCACTTCTCGACAACCTTGACCAGTTGGCAGGTTTTTCGGAGAGGCGCCAAACTGCGGGCGGGTGGGGATTGTTTCATGGGTTTTTTCCCCGGTCCAACAATCGTTGCCCTGTAGCTTGGGCGGATTCTTCTTTGTCT